ATGAAAATTAACGTAAAGCAAATTAGAGCAAGTTATCGCTTTGATTTCTTTGATAACGAGTGGTATTGCAACCACGATAACCTAGAAGTAATTCAACCTTGCTGTTCAGGTAAAGAAGCTGAGTGGTGCGGTTGTCAGGGCGAACCTGAGTTTTATTGTCCGAATCCAGATTGTGACGGAATTGAGGACGAAGTTGTAAATATCTGTGCTAGAGAGGAGTTAATACAATGTCTAGCGTAGAAAATAAAGAAAATAAAAAACAAAACAAGGAGAAGAAAATGAAAAAATTTAATATTGAAACTATCAAAACTATTATTATTACTATTTTAATTACAGGGATTATCGCGTTTATCGGCGGTATGCAATATCAGAAGAACCAAACTGAACAAGTCAAAACTGAAGCTGCAACAATCGTTAAAAATGTGAAAGTTGAAGTGTCAAAACAGTAGCAACGGAAAAGCGGCAACCGTTGCTACCACAAACTGCCGCAAAGGTTGAAGCCTCGCCTGCACCTCAAAAATCTGTGGAGAAAGTTGGTGTAGGCGGCTGCGACAGGTTTCAACCTTTACTTGAAAAATACAATTGGGACGTGCGAGTCATGAAAGCCATTATGCAAGCTGAAAGTTCGTGTAATGAAAACGCAACAGGCGATACAAGCCTGACTTTTACACAAAACGGTCGAACATATGGTTATTCAGTTTCTCTGTTTCAGGTACGAATTTTACCTGGTCGAGAAACTTGTGATTCGCACAACCCAGAAATAAACATTGACTGTGCTTATCACGTGTGGAAATCACAAGGATATAAAGCTTGGTCAGTTTATACAAATGGAAGATATTTAAGATTTTTATAGAAAGGAGGCATAGATGAGTGAATTATACAAAGCCTTACAAGAGTTTCGCAAAATAACACCACTAGTGAAAGCCTCAAAAGAAAACCCATACTTCAAAAGCAAGTACGCAGATTACAATGTTGTAGTCAGTGAAACACGAGAAGATTTAGAAAAATGTGGATTGATGGTTAAACAAACAATTAGCCATATAGATACCAAAACGGCTATTAGAACAAAGCTAATTCATCTTAAAAGTGGTGAAATGCTTGAAGATGTTGCACCAGTAGAAAGTGCGCCTAACAATCCACAAACACAAGGCTCAGGTATCACTTACATGAAGAGATATTCATATATAGCTATGCTTGATTTACTTGTCGATACTGACGATGACGGTAATCTAGAACGCAAGCTCAAAGAAAGAACTGATAAAGAGTCTGCTGATTTAGCTAACGCTGAAAAAGCCTTACGATCTTGTAAGACTTTAGGTGAATTAAAAGAGAAGTATACTAAGATTCTTAGAGCCAATCCAAAGCTATCACGTGAGCTTGTCGGCGTTAAGGATGAGGTAAAGGCAAAGCTAGGAGGTAATGAATGAAAATCCTAGACCTTGAACAAAGAAGTCAAGAATGGTTGGATTTTCACGAAGGCAGGATTTCAGGCTCATCGGTTAAAGATTATTCATCAGTTCGATATATACCAAAAGCCGAGCTGGTCGAATTCGCTGAAAGTAAAGGCTATGATTTTCCGAAAAATCTAACCATGGATAACATCAAGGCGATGCTTGCAGAAGATGAATTGAATGAACTCTATGCGAATGTTCAAATAAACGATTCAATCTATAAGTTAATTGCTCAACGAATAGCCAAACCAATTAACCCAAACGATTATGCAGACAGAATACCAGAAGGTGCTACTTATTCGGCTATGCTGAGAGGTCAAATCCTAGAAGATGAAGCTAGAGAGTTGATTTCTGAAAAACTCGGCAAGCAGATTATTCCTGGGCGGGTTTGGCAATCTGAAGAAAACGAATATATGATTTGCTCACCAGATGGCGAAATCGTAGACGATTCAGGGAAAGCCTCAGAAGCTGTAGAAATCAAATGTCTTGATAGCTGGAAAGTAGTCAAAGCCTACTATGAAAAACATCCACCTTCTGAATACAAGCCGCAGATTCTTCAATACTTTGTAGTAAATGACAAATTGAAGAAGCTTTACTTCTGTATCTACTCAGACGTGTTCTCAAATCCAGAACTAGGATTACAGATTTTTGAATTAAATCGAGAAGACTATAAAGAGGAAATCGAAATAGTAAAGCGGGTAGAGAACGCTACTCTTGAGCTAGTAGAAAAAGAAGTCCAAAAATTAATGTTCTAAGGAGGAATATGATAAATAGCGTAACTTTAATTGGTCGAGTAACTCAGGACATAGAAGTTAGAAAAACTAATACTAACAAGTCTGTAGCTTCATTTACTTTAGCAGTCGGTGATAAAAACTCTGAATCAAGTTTCATCAATATGACAGCCTGGAATAAAACAGCTGAGTTATTAGCCCAATACGCACCAAAAGGTAAACAAATTGGTGTAACTGGTCGACTACAAACTAGGATGTGGGAAAAAGACGGTGATAAACGTAAAGCTACTGAGGTGATTGTGGAGCAGGTTCAATTTTTGAGCGACGGCAAGGCTCAAACAGCGAAATCAAGCGAAGACCTCGGCACACCAGTAGATCTGAGCGAAATCTCTTTTTAGGAGGTTAAATGACGAGAAGAAAAAAAGTCTATCTTCTCGAAACTGACAACGGGTTTACGATTCGGATTGTAGACCCAGACATCAGTTTTATGAAGAAGTTTAAGTGGACGTTTATAGATAACAATTTAGTAATCTCACGAAGATTGAATCGGGGGGAAGAGAATGACTTCACAGAGATTAAGGGACGTAAACAACTGCACAACGTACATCGTCAAAAACGAAACGCTAAGCAGGAATTTTACGACAAGGAAAGAAGCTCGAGATTTTAGAAAGAAATCTGGTGGTACTATCCGTAAAATAACAACTTTAGATGGTTTTATCACCGAGGATAAATTGATATGGTAACCGTCAAAGATTTGTTCAAAAAAGAGCGGGAGGCGTGGCTAGAAGAGGCTCGTGTAACCGCTAAGAAACTATTAGAGGATAAATCGCTCATCACGATTGAGGATGTCTTAAAAGAGTGTCCTCGCCCTGAATACATCCACAGGAACACAACTGGCAACATATTCAGATGTGATGATTTTGTACCTGTCGGTTGGAGAAAAAGTGAAAGACCATTGATGAATGGTAGATTTGTCAGAGTTTGGAGAATGCGAGGATAGATGGCAAGTCGAAAACTAATTCAAAAAGCTGATAGGGTCTTCTCAAAATATATACGAATGAGAGATTCTGAAGACGGATTCTTTACTTGTTGTTCGTGCGGTCAGAGAAAGCCATTTGAACAGGCTGACGCTGGACACTTCATAAACAGAAGATGGATGGCTCTCAGATACGATGAACGAAATGTACACGCACAATGTCGAGCTTGTAATCGATTCGACGAGGGAAATATGATTGGTTACACAAGATTCATGCTTAAAACTTACGGTGAAGATATCGTCGACCTATTAGAAAGTATGAAAAAGCCCTACAAATGGACAGACGGAGAGCTGGAAATCTTAATTAAAGACTTAAAAAACAAAGGACAATAAATGTTTATTTTAATTTGGATAATAATTGTCATGTTCTTGCTAATTTTCGTAGCTATCTCAGAGTACAACATAGCTAAGCAAGACGAAGAATGGATGAAGGAGGAAAAATGGAAAAAGAAGTAAAACCTTATTATGAGGACGATTATCAATCGCTAGACGAGATGAGCACTACAGATTTACTAGAGATGAAAGAGGGTGCACTAAACGACCTGAACGAGAGTGAACGCACAATTCATCGTATAAATCAGATATTAGCTAGTCGTGCAATCTACGCCACGCAATTGGAGCTATTTTAAGGAGAAGGAATTGATGTTCGTATTTATAACTATGAAACTATCGGAACTCATATGGGGGGTTCAAAATATCTGATGATACTACAGGTAGTGTATATATCATATATGCTTTCAGTACTCTTGAACTTTTAGCAGAGTTGGTTATGATTATGTTTACTTTTCTATACTGTGTGTTTAAGAAAAGGAGCGAAAAAGCATGAAACGCTATAAACTACTTAAAGATTTACCAACATTCAAAGCTGGACAGTTAGCATATATCTCTAAAACGGGAAATCTTATTGCTGGTACTCCAGAAAACCAAAAGACCACAGAAACTGGCTTAATAATAATGATTTACCATGAAACTACCTTGAAAAAGTTTCCGAATATTCTCACAGAGTGGTTCGAGGAAATCAAAGAACCAGTAGACAGTATTCATTGGAAGCCTAAAATAGGCGACAGGTGTTTTGTTCTTGAGAATACCAATATAAGACTAACAGCTTACACTGGAATGCTGCGTGATTACAATGCTTATCGTACTGGCAGGGTATTCCGCACTGAAGAAGAATGTGAAAAAGCTCTTGACCGTGAACTAGCCAAGGTAAGACTACAGCGAACGTCAAACTTTAAGCCAGACTTTGAGAACGGAAAAGGTGGCTATGTCGTTTTTTACAACCCAGAAGAAGATAAGCTCGAAACATATAATGTTTATTGTTATGACTACGGAGAAATTGTACGTTACGAGACCGTAGAAGACGCTGAAAAATCTATCAAAGAAAATGAGCGAGATTGGTTGATTTATTTTGGAATAAAGGAGGAAGAATGAAAGAATTTAGTATTCCAGTAAAAATAACTTTAGACTGTTATTTATCAGTGAAAGCCAGCAATCAAGACGAGGCTTACGAAGTCGCTGATGACACTATGTACTGGGCATATCAGAATGGCGCGCCAGAGCAACATAAAGACTTGTCTATTCTAGATTGTGAGATAGCAGTGGATGGTGAAGATATAGATTTAGACGAGTGGAGAGACCCGTCAGATACAGATTCGTAAATATGTACTCTACGGGTGGCCTGAGCAAGTCGTTAAACTGCTCAACCAGGTACAAATCGTACCCAGTTAGAACATTAAATTCAACCGTAGAACTGGCAGCATGACCTGAGGAATAAAGCTGGGTTCCCGAACGGGAGTAAGCCGAAAGGTGAGAAATCCTTTGCTCCGTGATTATGCTGTCAACTGGACAGATGACCATTTTGCCCACCCGGGTCGTCTGTCTAATAGGCGACATCAAACCTTAAAATAATTAACTAATGATATACACTCACTTGGTGTCGCCTTGCCCCAGTTCTGCGGTTGAATTAAACTACGCGATTTCGTATAGAGAGAAAGGAGATGTCAATATATGTGGACAGCATGTCAAATATGCGGTAAACCAGTACGGAATATAAGCGATGAGTTTTGCCGAGGTTCTCACTGCGACGGCAAGCCGATGACGTATCCGTCTGTCAAAAAACCGCACACTAAAAAGAAACTCACTCGTGCCATGATTAAAGCGCGAAGAAAGAAAGGTCGGAAATGAAGACTGATTATGAATTCTCGGATAAAGGAATGGTATGGTTTGTAGTGGCTATAGCGACCATCGGAGCCGCGCTATTAGTAGCCCTCGCTATCTGGGCGGAGGCGTCATTCAACCGGAGTGTTGAAATAACAAATACTGACGCTCGTTGTGAATCTGCAGGTGGCAAAATGGGCTATTCAAAATGCTTTAAGGACGGAAAGGAAATCTAGATGAAACAGGATAAGCGCTCGATAAAGCGTTTTCGCTGCTGGTTGGTTGAATCAAAGCAGTATGTTTATGATATTCAAAAAATTTGTGATGGCAAACTAATTAAAAGCTTTGCCGAAATTTTGAATAATCCTGAAAAATATGTAGTAGAACAGGAAACTGGCGCTATTGATATCGTTAAAAATAAAATCCGCGAGGGCGATATCGCAAAATATCGCAACGCCAACTATCAGCGCGAAGTTTTTGAGTGGCAATATGGCGTCGTGGTTTTCAAAAATTGTGGCTTTGAGCTGTACAACCCAATCAAGGACACTTCAGAATCACTAAATGATATATCTATCAGTTTTTCTAAAATTGAGGTCGTCGGCAATATTCACGAAGACTCTGAATTGCTGGAGGAAAGATAATGACAGACGAAGTTTTAATGACTTGTATTAAGATTATTGTAGACAATCTATCTTATAAGATCGGTGATTTAACCCTGATGTACGAGCATAAACAAGTTGACCCAGACGATTTTTACAAAGAAGCTAGTTGTATAAAGAGCGACGCTGTCGAAAGTATTATGGATTTGATTATAGAGCATGAGGAGTCGTTGGAGGAGAAATAATGTTCGAGTCGATACGAAAATCAATCGAAAAGCAAAATAAACTGCTTGAAGAAATCTTGGAAAAGGGTAGTTTAGAAAGTGTCTTAAAAGATGCAAACCCAATCGAAACTAGTGCCACGTCTTTACATATGGATCCGTATAATTACGATGAAACAAGGAGATGTGTAAATGGTAATATCAGTGAACGTATTCTAGAAATCGTGAAGCTGTATGGAGAAGTGAAATATCTGAGTGAGGTAATTCCAAAGCAGTACGAAACCTTCAAACGCATTAAACAGCAGGCTCCGAACGGGACTGTGTGGGAAGATATAGATAATTTCATTAAAAGGTATGAGGAGGAGCATAAGAAATGAAAGACTTAAAATACATAGAAGAATACATTAAAGACAGGAAACACAATACACCCGAGTTATCCACTTTGTGGGACATTGCACCTGACGGAGAAATTAGATACTGGGCTAGATTTTCTATGCTAGATGATGAAGATGAGGACTATACTGATTACGTGCAAGTTACGGGTGATAATCCAGAAGAAACCCTAGGTAAGATTGTTGAATACATAAAGAGTGGAAAACATTATAGCGACGGGAGATATCTATGAAGAAAATGAAGTTTAATAGGAGTTGGAGTGACGTAGCTATTGTCGCAATAATAACTTTAGCAATTACTGCTTTATTTGCACCGCTCATTGTTTGGGCAATTCAAATGTACGAAGAGGATGTTCAAAACATGAATACTTATGCTCGCTGTAAATCTGCAGGTGGTCAAATGGGCTACTCGAAATGTTACAAGGACGGAAGAGAAATATGAAAAAACTAGAAAAGATAGACTACTTACAAAAAAACCATTTGTATGAATGGGTAAAAACTCATGCCCAAGTAGAGCGAGAGTTGTCGGGTCGGGCAGCTTTTTTATTTGTAAAGATTTTTGATATTTTACTTGTCTACCTCTATTTATGTTATAATATAAGTACAGTATGTGAGCTGAAAGAACGCAACTCTGAAGTTAAACGTTCTTATGTATTTTGAAAATGAGGTGGATATGGATAAAAAGCTGAGAAGATTAAATCCAAGACAAGAAAAGTTCTGTCGACTATATGCTAGCGATAGAGAGTTTTTTGGTAATGGCGTTCAAAGTTATATAGAGGCTTATGAACCTGATCAGTCAAAACCTAATTGGTATAATGCCGCACGAACAAGAGCTTCTGAACTCTTGACAAAGAGTAACATTCTGAAGAGGATAGACGAGCTATTTGAAGCTGGTGGATTGAACGATCAGTTCGTCGACAAGCAGATGGAGAAGCTCATCACACAGGACGCTGATTTCAAGGCTAAAATGGCAGCAATTCGTGAATATAACAAGCTCAAACAGCGAATAACCGAAAAGAAGGAAGTGCACGTCAAACTTCCTAAACCAATCCTTGGTGATTTGGTGGAGGGCGAACAATAATGTTCGTCTTGACCAGTTCAACAAAGAAGCTGGCTAAGATGACAAAGCGTATCCGTGGCGTTTGTGGTGGAACATCAGCTGGTAAGACTATCTCTATCCTTCAAATACTCATTAGCAAAGCTCAGAAAGACAAGCGACCGACTTTAACCAGTGTTGTGTCTGAATCATTTCCTCATCTTAAAAGGGGTGCTATGCGTGATTTTAAAAATATTATGCAGGAACACGGCTACTGGAAAGAGTCAGCTTGGAATGCTACAGACTCTATCTATACATTTGAAACAGGCTCAAAGATAGAGTTCTTCAGTGCTGATCAGCCTAGTAAAGTACGTGGACCACGTCGTGATAGATTATTCATAAACGAGTGTAACAACGTAGCTTATGAGTCATTTGACCAATTAGCAGTGCGTACACGATTAGAGATTTGGCTTGACTGGAACCCTACAAACGAGTTCTGGTTCTATGACTTATTAAATACACGTGACGACGTGGAAATGATTACAGTTACTTATAAAGACAATGAAGGTCTGCCTGAAACAATTGTAAAAGACATTGAAGCACACAAGTCTAATAAAAACTGGTGGACTGTTTACGGATTAGGTCAATTAGGTGAAGTCGAAGGTAGAATATACAAAGGATGGAGGATTATTGACGAAATACCTCACGAAGCCCGCCTAGAAGGTTATGGATTGGATTTTGGCTATTCAAACGACCCTACGGCAGTAGTCGCAGTCTACTATTATAACGGCGGATATGTCTTAGATGAGGTTCTTTACAGAAAAGGTATGAGCAATCAACAAATCGCTACATTTATGAACAATCAGGAATTCGGAGTAATAGTAGCAGATTCAGCAGAGCCTAAGTCAATCGACGAGCTACAGATGTATGGATTATCTGTTAGCCCCTCTAAAAAGGGTTCAGGTTCTATCTCTCAAGGGATAAATTACGTACAAGAGCAGAGTATATCAATGACTAAGCGAAGTGTTAATTTGATTAAAGAATACAGGAATTATCTCTGGCAAACAGATAAAGACGGCAAGACTATCAATATACCAGAGGGTGGATTCGATCACGCACTAGACGCTGTGAGATATAAGCTATCAAGCATATTAAAGCCTAAGTACGAAACAAAACCAACTATTCAAACCTCAGGAGAGTTATCGGCATTATGGAGCTAAGATTCGGCGAGGTAAGAAATAAATACACTATGGAGGGGGTGGAAGTGGAAGAAATCAGAAAAATAAGAGATTATATGACCGCTCAGAGTATCAGGTCATTTACGATCTCATCAAAGGTATCAACTTTTGCAGAAGTCAGGCAAGAGTTTGAGGATTTAATAAAACAAGCAGAAAATGGAGAGTGTTTAGATATATCCTTAAACGTCAGAATAGACAAGAAAACAGGATTGCCCCATATGGTTAAAAAGACTATTTTAGATAAAAACTCACGGCTATAGACGTTTTTATTCAAATGTGATATTATAGACGAGTAACAAGCTACTGGGAAATGCCCAGCGTGATGATTACGTAACAGTAATTTTTACGTTGGGGGAAACCAGTGGCTTTTTCTTTTATAGACGAATCTAACATCGGCGACGCATATGAGGATAGTAAGAAAAAATATGCTTCAGCATTAGCGAAAGTTGATGAATACGAGCGTATTGCTCTTAATAAGCCTAAAAATAATTTACCATCAGGCTTCCCAGATATGACAGATGGTACAACCGCTAGCTATATTCAGTCACGTCCTAAAAGTGTAATTCAGCAGATTCCTACGGGCTTAGTGACGAGTTTAGACAAAGATAAAGATTTGGCTGGTATTGCTAACTTAGATCTTACAGAAGATATTATTCCGCACGCAAACACAACTGGTAGCGTCTTACAGAAGTCCTGGGGAGCGTCGAGTAAATCCATGACGTATGGAGCTCAGCCCGCATATTGCTTCTATGCACAACACGGAGATTATTTTGGTGCAGACTTCAAATTACCATACATAAAAGACGTTATCTTAGAATCTGGAAAAGTCTACGATAAAGACTGTAACGTTATTTTCTTACGAGCTTGGTACCAACCAAGTGATATTAAGTACCTAATTTACCGCGAAAAACAATTAAACAAACAGGGAATAAAGAGTGGCTGGCGTCTAGATAAACTAGTTAACCTACAAGCTAAAGAGAAGGATAATGAAAGCAAAACTCCTGCTGAGCGTTCTCTAGGGCTTGAGATGGGCGGCATTGAGATTATTTTTGCCTTCCAAAAGGGAAAGGGTGCGCTATTTTACGGATATAGTCCAGACAACAAAGAGGTTATCTACTCGACTGTCAACCCTGACCCGAGAGGTGTTATCCCGATTCATTTTCTATACCACGACATGGATATGTCTAGTCCGATTGGACGTGGTGCAGTGGAGCTTGTGGCAGGTCTTCAAAACATGCTCGATTCAGAGATACAAATGTACCAGTATGCAGAAGCTCTAGGATTAAACCCACCGCTCATGAAACGAGGTTCATTTGATACTTCAACTATACGATTCAAAGTAAATGCTATTTGGGATTTAGGGACAGATCCTAACGCAAGCATTTCGCCAGTTAATATTTCTACGCACGCATTAAGTAACTTTTCGAACAATTATGGTCTAATCAAGAGCCAGATCTTAAACATAAATAACGCTAATGATACCAGTATATCTGCTGAAGTCGGCAATCCTGGCTTTTCTCGAACAGATAGCGGTGTTAAAGCACAGCAAGAGCGTACAAGTATTAGTGACAATTATCTTCGCAAACAGTTCGAAGACTGGTTTGGTGATGTCTGCGAAACGATGCTTAATATCCATTTTGCGCTATCTGAAGGCACAAAAACGATTGAGCTCACCCAAGAATATATCAAGCGTCGACAAGTTGAAGATCCTAATTTTAATGCAACTACAGCTATCGTTGATTACAGCAAAGAAATAAAGGGCTTTAAGTTCAAGGTTGATGCGTCCACGTCAAAGCTCAAAGATGACGAACAATCGATGGAAAACCTAAAGGGAATACTAGAACTGGTTCAGTCTGACCCTGAATTAGGTCAATATATCCGCAAAGATCAGCTATTAAAGCGAATGATTAACAAATCGGGTGTTGACGACCCTGAAGAGTTGATTATCGACCTTGATCAAAACAATAACGGCGTAGCCGACAGTGAGGAGCAGTATGAATAACGATTTGATCCCAAACAGCGGGTTTTCTTTGGATATCCCAGAAGAGCGGAAGACTAAAGAAAGCAAGGAAAGAACTGTAGCTAAAGAAGAGATTAACCTACTAAAAACTCTACTCAATGGAATTGATGAAAAGATCCAACTAGCCCAAAACATCAATCAATTAACAATGAATCCTGAAACTTCTGAGAAATCCTTGAAAGTACAGATATTAGCTGCTAGGTGGCGTGTGAATGACCTTATAGAGCTTAAGTCGTGGATAAAAGCCCAGACAGACAAGGTAAAAGAAAATGACTGAGGATGTTAGAGAAAAGCTAGAACAACCACTAGATACTGAATCGTTGCTTGCTAGTCACGAATTCAGACAGGAGGGCAGGGTTTTGATTTGTGTAGACGATCCAAGCTTAACAGCAGTTTTACCGTTAGGCGTTTATTTGGTTGGAGAGAAAGGAGCGTATCGACTAGAGAAGTTATTCTAGGCGGGTTGTTACCTGTAGAGATAAGACCTTAGTAGTATCTCCGCAGGTAAGAGTTCGTCTCCTGAGCTCTCATCTGCGCACCGATGTAAAAGGTCGTAAATAACTAAATAAAGGAGTAAAAAACCGTGGACAATACCACTACAGACGTAAATACAAGCCAGAGTGCGGCAGATGTGTCGTCAACATCACAAAACTCAACCGACAATACTGATGAAAAATCACTGACAGACGGCTTCTGGGGCGATAAGGATTCAGGCGAACAGTCGGAGGGTGAGTCCAAAACAGACGAAACCCAAGAAAAACAGCCTGAAGAGGGCGAAGAAAAGCCGGAATATTCAAAAGCAGAGGAGCGTAAAGCTCAGCTGAATGACGATATTCGAGGGTTGGTGTCCCGTCGGGAAGAACTAAAGCGAGAAGTAGCTGAATACGAAGGTATCAAACAACTACAAAGCTCAATTAATGAAAACCGAATAACACCAGAACAGCTAGAAGCTGCAGGGTTAGACCCACAAGACGCTGCAATCCAAGCCCTTCTATACAATCAGGAGCTTGACCAACAGCAGTCGCAGTTAAACGAAATATCGGCAGATATTGCTGACCTTCAGTACAATATGTCGCTCGATAGAGTAGAACTGCTTAAAGACTATCCTGTATTCGATGAAACTTCACCTGAATACAATGCAGACTTCACTAAAAAAGCAGCTGACATGTACGTAAGTGCGGCAAATCTGCAATTTAACGAAGAGGGCGCACCAATCTCGGCAGACAAAAAGCTCTATGAGTTTATGACAGACTTGCACGGCATTTACGAAGAAGGTCTGAAAGCTGGTAGTAAGAAGATATCTAGAGCAAAGCAATCCGCGGCAGTAATGAATGCTGGCGGAGCGGCTACATCAGAAGAAGTAGACGAAAAACAATTTGTAAATGGATTCTTCGATTAAATCCTTCAATCTAAAAAAACTAACCATAGGAGAAAAATAAAATGGCTATTAACTTGCCACAAGCATATTCAAAAATCCTTGATAAGGGATATACACTTAAATCATTAACAGCACCCGCCTTTAAGGGTAAATATGAAGTTGTTGGTGGTACTACTAAATCATTTAAGGTGTTCTCAACCGACTCACAAGAATTGCGTGACTACACTACACGCAAAACTCCTGGCACTAGCGGTGGTGGTGTAGGCTCATTTGGCTACGAATACAAAGCCGTAGGCAACTCAGAGCAAATAATAACAGCTTCAGGAGATAAATACTTTGCGGGTTCAATTGACCTTGCAGACGCTAAGTTCTCACGCGACGGCTCACTTGACGCAAGCGAATTTATGCGTGTGCAGATGGAAGAGGTTATTATTCCAACTCTAGACAAACACAACTTGAATGCATTAGTTGAGGCAGGCAAGGTAACAACCAAAGCTACAACTAAGGCAAACGCATATGAAACATTTACCGACTTGATGGTTGCTCAGACTAACGCACTAGTACCAACCACAGGTCGTGTTGCCTTCGTTAGTGCAACCGAGTTCGCAAAGTTGAGGCTCGACCAAAACTTTACACCAGCCAGTGAAATGACCGCTCAGAGCCGCCGAAGCGGTAACTACGGTCGTATCGACGGCTGTTTGATTATTGAAGTGCCAGATAGCTACCTACCAACTAATGTTCAGCTTATCTTGACGCACGAAATGGCAGCTGCCGCTCCAAAACACTTGGCTGACTACAACCAGGGTAAGTTTAAGGAGAGCGCTAGCGGTTACTTCGTCAACGGTCGTGTTGTCTATGACGCATTCGTCTTTGATAAGAAGAAACCTGCTGTTCAGGTTCTGAAGAAAGCCTAGCAATTTGGGGCGGGGAAACTCGCCCCTTCTCCGCGTTTTGCCTCTCCGCGATAAATGAGAGGTCGAAGATTAACAATTTGGAGAGAGACTTAGTAGAGTGTGTTATTGCTCATACTATAGTATAATGGTGGCAAATCATTTAATCTTGTGGGAGAAGATAGATGAAGCAGTGGATCAAAAACATAGATTGGGCAGAAATTGGCGGATATTTAATATTACCAGCATTTTGGATAGGTATATTTAGTCTTGTATACTGGCAACAGATATACGACTACTTCGCACCAGTTTACTACAAGCCTTGCACAGTGGAAGCTATAAATTACGACACTGTCAATATAGATAAGGGTAAATCTCAGTATGAAACAAGTCGCATAGAAACTGTAGGTCAGAATGGTTCAAAACAAGTCTGTAAAGCCTCAAAATCTGGATATCCTAACAAAGAGACTGTTGTAAAACAGCCAGTCAATCAGGTTGTCAGATATACGCCGACTTCTAAAGCTGCATATGATTGTATGTATAATGATGACTGCAAAGAAGCCATGGACGAGGGAGAACCAGACTATAACGATGAATACATGGAGTATATGGAATCTCAGCAAGAAAGAGGTGGAGCTATCTGTCGGGATGGCACAAGGTCGTATTCAACTGGAAGAGGAACTTGCTCACATCACGGCGGAGTGAGTCAGTGGTTGTATTAAACTACATCTTGACAAATTACCTCTGTTGTGCTAGTGTGTAAACATGAAAAAGGTTATAATCATCACCATTCTAGCTATTGTAGTAGGTATTGGTGCGTGGTTTGAATACACTGAAGCTCGGGAATCAGATAAAGAAGATGTGAAATATCACAGTAAATTCTCTGAATATTCAACAGACATTGAAGAACAGCCTGCCGACCCCCAAAGGATCCTGGAACTAGTAAACCAAGAGCGTGCAAGAATTGGTGTAGCGCCATTAGAAGTTGACCCAAGGATAAACGCCAGTGCACAGGAAAAAGCAGATGATATGGTAAACCGCAACTATCGCGATCATGTATCACCCGAGGGAATACATGGGTATGAGCTGGTATTTAAACATACGGGCGGGGAGTGCAGACGTGCTAGCGAGAACCTAACCTGGCGAACAGATAACAGCTCGGATACATCCCGAGACGCTTTTAACAGCTGGATGAACTCAGAACCACACAGGAAGGCTCTACAAAATCCTAAGTATACGAAAACAGGCATAGGCGTAAAGAACGGTGTCGTCGTTCAGCACTTCTGCGAACTCAAATAAATAACATCTTCTGCTGAGTCTCTCTCCTTATAACAAAATAAGGAGATTTTTTATGGCACTCTTTGGAGATTGGTCAAGAGGAAACATCTTTGACGACAACGGACCGTTTGGTCGTGTCAGGGACAACAAAGGTGTTCACGCAGATGTACGCAATGGTGTAGTTCGCGGTACGTTCTGGAAAGGTAGAGACGGTAATGTCTACGTCGCTGGTAAAAATGGAGTTAACAATGCTGGACGCTGGGACGACAACACGGCTAACTATTGGAAGAATCAGGCGTATAAAGAACAAGCCGACCCTAATCGTGGCGGCATGACACCCAACAATGACACAGGAGACGCCCCTGAGTCTGTCGTCGGTCCTGGCGGAGGTGGTTTCAACCCATTCGCTGCTCAAGAAGCTAGAAATAAGGCAGACGCTATCGCTAAATACGACGACGAAATCGCACAAGCTAACTCAGCTATCAACCGTCTAGGCGGTCAGGAAGCCGTCGGTATTGCTAATGCTGGAAAAGCTAAAGACCGTGCATGGCAAGAAAACGAAAACAGCTTCAATGAGTCAACTGGTCGTTACAACATGAACACCAAAGACGCAATTGACAACATCAAAAAGACACGCGACCAAATTGAAAGCGATACAGCAACTAAGGTTCGCTCAGCTAAGGGTATTCTAGCGGCTGGCGGAGCAGGAGATAGCTCATTTGCTAAGACTGTAGCGCCTTATGAGATCGCTAAAGCTGCCTCAAAGCAGCAAGGTGAAGCTCAGGACGCATACGCTAAGAACCGCCGAGATATGGACGTCAATTATTTCGCAGTGAAGAACGCTTACAATAAAAACAAAGATGACATTCAGAGCGAATATGACAACCGTGTAAACAGCGTAAAGCAAAAGATAGCACAATCTCGTGCTGAACTGTTAGATCGTGTCAGAAGCGCTAACGTGGGCAAACAGACGGCAAATGGTTCAAGCATGGCAGCTGCTATTGCAAGTCAGCAAGGCACACGTGACCAAATCAACCGATTAGGTACAGAGATTGACGAATTAGGACGTGATCGTAGCATTCCTATACAGAAAGTGGACTGGAAGGCTCCAGACCTTGCTACATACGATCCTAAGGACGTTACGGTCAAGGATAATTCAGAGATTGGCGGTGTAAATGATGAGATTTCACCAAACTTGCGACCAATCTTAAGTGATGAAGAAAAGAAAAAGAAGCAGCAGTTAATGTAGGGAGTATTAGGAGATGGATTTTTTTCAAAGAATAGGTAACTTTTTCAGCGGTAAAGGCTGGGTTAGTGATGAGGAAAAACGACGTAAAGAACAGCAAGTTCAAGCGCAACCTCAGAATAAGCCAGCAGTTACTTTTAAGCAGGATCCTGTCTTAAACAACTTAAACAAGACGCCTAGTTTTGGTAGTCCATCTCCTACTCAAGGACTTTTTCAACAAAAACAAGAAACTCCTAAAACAGATACAGTACCTAAAGTAAATACAGTTCCAACGGCAAATCAATTCACTAAGCCTATTATTCCCGAGATTAAGCCAGAAATCCCTCAGAAGACTATAAATGACGCCCCTAAGGTACTAACACCTCAAGGGCAACAAGATTGGGTAAACAAAGAAAACAAGCAAATCCAAAACCAAAACCTAGCTAACAAGCCCATGATAACGCCTAAAAAACCAACATATTTTGATTATGCAAACCTATTTGGCGAGCATGGTCTATTCGGTGCAAAACAGCAACAAACCTTTAAGAAAACAGTAGAAAAACCTATCACAGATAATATTAATAAGTTTAATAACTGGATTGACTCTTCAGACAAGGAAAAAGGATTCCAATGGAGCGATCCAGGGGATTACGTACGATTTGCCGCTAAAATACCTGGCGGTATGATTCAAGGGCTAGCAGAAGCCCCAAACAAGATGGCAAACGCAATTACAGGTATAGAATCTGATGAGAATGGTAAAGTAAAACAATTAAATGGTGTTCAGAGATTCGGTAAAGCGCTAGATGCCAGTCTTTCAGTCGGTGGACCAGCTGTTGGCGGTTCAGGTACGCTTCTTCGTAGTCTTGCTGGACTAGGTAAAGCAGGGACAAAACAAGCCGTCAAACAAGGTATAGGTCGTACTGTATTAAATGGTACAAAAAACCTAGTTAAGGATTCACTTAAAGAGGGCGCGGAAGAAGTTACACAGACATTTGCACAAGACCTAGCAGATGACGGTAAGATAAACACCGATAAAAATACTTACTTCCAATCTGGAACGTTTGGCGCGCTCGGAGGTGGTATGATGCACGGTGCTGGTCGTGCTGTAAATGGTGTAAAGGGAATGGTGGGAAATAGGATTAATCCTTATGGAGAGAGTGGTGTTGGGATTAACCGACTATCTCCAGTCCAAATGAAATACAACGTCGCTGAAGTTGTGGGCAGTATAACTGGAGATACGAGAAAACGTCTCAGTCAAGCGGCTTTTGGTGATTTACAGAAGGCGCGAACTGGTAATCCGTACCGAACAAGTGATGGGATGGATGTGGAGTTGAGCCGTCAAGGAAATAGAAAGTTTACTAACCCACAAGCGCGAGCCACTAATGAAAACTTTACTGTCAAGCAACGATTGGCGCCATACATTGATCAGGTGATTGAAAAATCTCGCCTCATCGATAGTGCACAAGATAGAAGTGGACATGGTGTTGCGGATGGCGGTTTTGAATATAGAGAGCTACCTGTCAAATATAGAGGTAATGACTATACGGCTACACTCGACATAGCTAAGAGTAATGATCATGGACGCAATACTCTCTATGAGGGCAACATAAGAAAAGCCTCTGTGTCGCCAGGGGAACTTATCGAACCTGGTTATAACACAGAGGCTTCTACTCGTAATATAGCACAAGAAGCCCAAAATGTCAATGAAGACGTTAAATACAAGCTCAATCCAGAGCATGAAGCACAAGTCAGAGCGTATAACGAACATATAACACGTC